CGATCCTTCCCGTAAACAGAACGTTCAATTCCGGCGCAGTCTGCGAATTCTGATCCATTGTCAAACGTAATGCTTTTGAATATCCTCGAAAATCGTTTCCCGTAACGCCGTTCCAGCTTGTTCAACGCCGCCACAATGCTTGCGGAAGTCTGATCCGGTATCTTCATAATGATTTCTTGCCGTGTCAACCGTTCCGAAAGCACAAACAAGGCTTCCTTTGTCTTTTTCTTTCCGCATACGCAATCGCCTTCCCAATGCCCGAAGGTTTTTCGCTCTCCGATCTCCGGATCGCGTCTTTCTATGCTTTCGCCCGCCGACGTGCGGGCGGATTTTTTGCGATCCACCTTGTCGTACTTCCTTTTGCGTTTTCCTTTTTCCGGCAAATTCTCGCGGCTGATCCCGTAAAATATTCCTTTGTCTATGTAATTATAAATCGTCTTTTCGCTGATCTCTGTTTTGAAGGTCAGCCCCAGCCGTTTAATTTCTCCGACAACGGCGGCGGGGGAATAACCTTCTTCGCCGATTTTCTTTTCGATAAAGGCGGCTAATTCGTAATCATTCCCGATCTTCAAGTCGCCGCCTTTCGCTTTTAGGTTTTCTTCATAGCGTTGTTGTGCGATTTCCGGCGAATAGCGTTCTTCCGTCGTTAAGTCGGAATTCAAATGCGTATAGGTTCCTCGCTTGATTTCTCTGTATATAGTTGTGTTATGGACGTGCAGACGGTCAGCGATCTTGCAGGGCTTCAAGCCCTCTTTCAACGCTTTTTCGATTTTAAGGCGATCTGTCCACGTTAAGTGCTTGTGCATTTTTGTTCCTCCTTCCTACGAAAGAAAAAGGGCGGCATATCCTGCCGCCCTCCGCGCTACTTTGCCCGCGCCGCTTCGCAATACGAAGCAATGAATTTTTTAATTTCGGTTGTCGGCGTAGTCCCGTTTTCTTTACAAACCTTCTTGAATTCTTCCAGCACCTCCGGACGAAGATCGAGCGGGAAGCGCGCGTAATGCTTCCGAATGTGTTTTTCTTGTGCCGAATAATCTTTTCCCACTGTTATTTCCTCCGTTTGAATTATAAGACGATTGTAACATTTTAAATTCTGCTTTTATTATAATATATACGTGCGTATATGTCAATGTTTTTTCGGGTATCAAACAAGAAAAAATCGCAAAAAGCAACAGCGGCGGGAATTGCCCCGCCGCTGTTATTCGTCATTACCTAAAAGCCAATCAACCGAAACGCCCAACACTTTCGCAAATACCTTCAATTCAAAATCTGAAACGAAGCGCGTTCCGATCTCAATTCGGCTTATGCTGTCCCGCTCCATATTAACGCCCATTGTCTGTATTTTTGCGGCTAAATCTTCTTGCCGTAGCCGCTGGACAACTCGCGCTTCCCGTAATCGGTCGCCGCAAACATTTTTCTTTCCGTTGTAATCGTATATCTTCACAAAGGCACGCCGCCTCCCTTCATTTGTAAATTTTCCGTTTCCGTGTGCTAATATTCCGCTTTATTCTTGATTTTAGCGCACGAGAAGCGTATAATTGTGTTAAAGGTAAGAATGGGTGAATTCTGCCTTGAAAGTTTACAATTCAAAGGAGGTATTCACAATGAAGAAGCCGATCATTTTGTGGATCGTCGCGGCGCTATTCCTCTTTTGCTCTGTTCCGTTTTTCGGTCAAGGCAGTATTATTGAAGGCGTTTGCGGGATCGCCATAGCCGCCGCGCTGGGTGTTTTCGGATACGTTACGATGAAAAGGACGCAAGCCGCCGAACTTGCAAAAAAAGATACGGAAAATGAAGAAGCACCCGTTGCCCTAAATGATGAAATTGCGCCGTCCGAATGTTCCGGAAATCTCGAAGCCCAGCAGGATAGTTCGTACGAATTTTTACGTACAAAGATCGCTGGCGTTACTTTTAAGGACGGCAGGAAAAGCCGTCAAACGATTATTCGCCGCTTGTATTGGAAGGACGAACCCTTCGACAAAAACGAAGCCGAAGTTGTCCTTGAACGCGGCGAATACGAAGGCAAGCCCGCTTTTGCTGTAATCTTAAACGGTCAAAAAGCTGGATACGTTCCCGCCGAACACGTCCAATTCATTGAAGAAAATTTCGCGCGTTGCGACGGTGTAACGCATATCGAAGCATATTGCGGTGCAAACGACATTTACGGCGCTGAAATTATTATCCGTTTCCGAAAGCCCTAAATCACCAACAAAAAAAGCCCCGTGAAGGCGGTTAAGCCCTCACGGGGAATTTTTGTATTCGGCGGGATAATTCCCGCCGCCGAAAGCCGCAACGCGGAAAGGGGAACGCGGGCGGCGCTGTCGGTGTTATTCTGTATCCGTTTCGCCTTCGGTTTCAATCAGCCCGATATAATCCGGCAAATTGAAAACGGCGGCTTCGATCAACTTGTCCAAGCTGTCTGGATCAAGCGTAAATCCTTTTTCTTGCAGGAACTTCACAACGTAGGCTTTTTTCTCTTCGCCGCGTCCGGTTCCGATGTAAAGCTGTTCAGCGGCTTCTACGGCAACCGTAACCCACAATTTGATTTGTTCCAGCTTGTCTGCGTCGATTTTCCCTTTCAGCCACGGGATCACGAATGCGGTAATCACCGCTACGACAAGGGCGATAATAGCTTCCATAATGGGAGTAAGATCAATCATTTATAAAACCTCGCTTTCGTCTGTATCCGTTTCCGGTTCGATTTGCTCTTTTTTCTTGATCCTTGCGACGATCACTTCCGAAACACGTTTCAGCATCAGCGCGCCGCACTCGATCACAACGGCGGAAAAGTAATATTGAATAAGCGTCGTTTGCTCCATTCCCGTAATGAGAAAAGAAACATACTGCGCCACAATGAAGATTGCCGTTGTAACGCCGATTGCGACGATCGTTTTTGTTGCGAAGCGTTCATTCGCAAGGAATTTCTTTTGACGCTTTCCGCGTCTTGATTTCAGCTTCATATTTCCCCCTTCCTATCGCACATGATCGCACGGCGTGCAATTCAAAAACGCGCGTGTATTAAACAAGCGTCAGATCGGACAGCTTCACCGCCGCGACAACTACGCCGCCGTAGGTAATGACGGCACGATCTCCGCTGATTTCCTTTACAATGTGATTGCGGTTATACACGAAGGAAGCGAGGCTTTTCCCGTCGTAGGTTTTCGCGCCCTGCTTCAAGCGAACCTTGCTTCCTGCCTTCACGGAAGCCGCCGCCGTCCCGCCGCTTCCGGTCGTGATAAATGCGTCGGAATATCCCGCCGCTTTCAGCTTTGCAAGCATTGCTTCGGCGTTCTCCTTCTTGCTGAATGCTCCCACCTGTACTTTGTAATAGCCGCCCGTATTCACGACGTAGGTATCGAAGCCCGCCGCCTTCAATTTCTTTTCCAGCGCCTGTGCGTTTGATTTCTGCTTGAACGCGCCTGTCTGCACCTTGTAAAGCGCGCCCGATCCGGTCGAAGGCTTTTCCGGCTCCGCCGCCGAAGCGCCCAGCCTCTTATTTACCTCCGCCGCGATCGCGCCGTGCCTGTTATACAGGTAATCGCCAGGGCAATCCTTATTTGCGTAGTCCCTGTGAACCGTCATATTGCAACCGTTCTTGTGGTTTACGCGGTCGCTTTTCTTTGTACTCCATACCAGCTTTTTGATCCCGTTTCTACGGCAAATATCCGTTACAAGATCAAGAAGCGCGGCGTATGCCTTATCGGTAACGGCGTAAGGGTGTTTTGTGTCGCTTGCCACTTCAATCGTAATGGCTCTTTGGTCGTTTGCTTCGTTTGAACTGCACCACGAACGATCCTTTTCTTCAACGGAAATTCCGATCGAACCGTCCTTCCCGACAACGTAATTCGCGGAACATTCCCGATCGGTAGTTGCGAAGTAGTCGCAACCCTGCTTCGCTGTAACCTGTCCGACGTAGCAATGAATTGTGATCGTGTCTTTTTTATGATTTCGCGGGCTTGTTCTATTTTTCGTGATCCTTGTATAGCTCGCCAGCGTACTGTTGCTCATTCTTGATACCTCCTAATTGCAAAGGCGGGAACGGCTCATTTATAAACCGTTCCCGCTCTTTTTCATTTGTTATCAATTTGTTGTTCGATATGGTCAAGTCGCTTATGCGCCTGTTTTGCCGACGCTTCAACCGAAACAAGCCTTCCTACGAAATCCGTATTTGTCTTTCGCTGTTCTCGCTGTTCCGCTTTCACGTCGTCGATACCGCCTTTGATGTATCCCAACTCCGTAAGGATCGTTGCGTCGCTTTTCGCTTCCTTCGTTTTGTCTTGATCTCGATTTCGGACGAATGCGACATAGCCGAATACAATAGCGCAAACCGTGCTAATTACGGAAAGTACGGTTAAAATTCCTCCTTCCATTGGTTATGTCTCCCTTCCTGTTACTTCTTCCCATTGCCACAAGGAAGGCGTATCGGGCGGATACACGCAATTTGGCATATCCGCTTTTGCAAGATAGACTTTTCCTTTGTAGCTGTAATATTTCCCGTTCTGGACGTTTACGACGATCCCCGCCGTTTCCGGATAGGGGATCGGATCGTCAATCGTTCCCGTGTGTGTAAGCTCCACAAGGCGGTAATAAGCGAAGGTCGTTTCAACGGGATAGGAAACGGCGTTCGACGTGTGCGCGGCGATAATCTCGTAATATCTCCCGTTATACTTGATGATTTCGCCCACAGTGTTATAGGCGTGCGCGTCCTCGTATTCCGGATATTCGATAACCTCCGCCGATTGCAGGATCATAGCGTCGGAAATGATGTTCGTTTTTGCCGCGCGATCCTGTGCGATCTGCGCCTTGAACGACAACGCAAGAAGGGCGGCGGTACTTTCGCCCGCTGTCTTTACTTCTTGTGTTTCTTTCTTTACTTCCTGCAATTCCTTCTTGATTTCCGCGTTTCCGCCGCCGTCTTTGTTATGTTTCACGCTCATTCAAAATTACCTCCGATCCCCGATACCCAGCACGCGGTCAGCGCGTCGCCGCGCTCCACGGTTACGCGGATATTCAAGCCAAATTGAACCGCCGTGTTGGTTTTGTTCTTGAACACGTGCGCCAGTCCTGCGATAACTGCGTTTGTGCAATCCTCCCAAATAGGCGCTACGTCGTAAGGATTGTTGCACGCTTCAACCTTAAACGTGCCGCCCGCCGGAATATCCCTGTTTACTTTGATATTGCACCGCGTCGGCTGTCTGTTTGCCTCCAGCGGCTCCGAAAGGGAAATTACAAAGCTGTTGATCGCCTTTGTGAACGTGAGTGTTCGCGTTGCGCTGTTTCCGGCGCTATCGGTCGCGACAATCTCGATCGTGTGCTGGGCGTTTGTCAATCCCGTAAACGTGTTCCCGCTTACGGAAAGGGTAAGCGTTGCGCCCAGCGCGATATTATTTCGCGTGTTGAACGTGCTTCCGTCGATCTTTTCTACAACGTTTACAACGTCCTTATCCGGATCAGTAACGCTATATTCATAGGTGAAATCCTCTCGCTTCACGCCAAGATCAGCGTTCTGCCCGCTGATAACGGGCGGCTGATTGTGAATTACCGCGATCGCTCCGCTTGTCGTGTACGCGGAAGAATTGCCCGCCGTGTCAACTGCCTTCACGCGGTATTGCAGGGTGTTCCACGCCGTCGATACCATTTCCGAAAATGTGCGCGCGGCGGAACTCTGAACCTGTGTCCACGATCCGCTGTTTGCGCTCCGCTCGAAAACATAGGTCAGCGCATCGCCGTCCGGATCGGTCGCCGCCGCGCAAGAAATTTCGATATTCTGCCCGCTGTAACATTGTTTCGGCGCTGTAATGCTGGGTGGCGCGGAAGGCGCGGCGTTGTAGATGATTTCATAATTCCCGCTTGAATTCGGATTGTCAGATACCAAGATTGAAGATTTCAGATTACAAAGCGGGCGAACGCCCCTGCTCCCGCCGCAAGCGTAGTTGTTGCTCAGCGTGCCGTCGGAAGTGACGTAGCGGACGTGCTGCGCGCTCGACGAATTAGGCGTGCGAAGCCACCAATACCAGCCCTTTGAAGTTGTAAAATTGCTGTTTGTGTATTCCGAATTGCTTACGCATTCCGGCGTAGGATAGGCGACGCGGGGAGCGTCGTTGCTGAATAGGGCAAGGCGTGTGCCTTCTGCGATCCCGTTTTCGTTTGCAAGCCCCACTTCGGTGGTAGATGCAAGAAACATTTTCGCCGTGAAGGTTTCATAACTTCCGCCGTCCGTCGAAGATTTTACGACGGTAAGCGTTGTGTTCATAAGCTCCGCAACGAATTTCGGATCAAGCATAGCAAGGAAGCCCGCCCAAGCGTCGTATTCGTTGTAGTTGTCCCATACGTTCGCATTCGTCGGCGGCGCGTCCTGTCC